CTAAACTGTTCATCTGGTTACGGTGAACAAGGTGCTGTTGCAGAGGGTACACTAGCTGCTGAAACTCCAGTATCGGTAATATCTCGTGGTGAAATATTGAAATATGATAGTACAACTTTTCAAGGTTCAGCTACAGAATCAGATATTGCTGATATGATAGCAACACAAGGTGTTGGAACTGCTACAGTAACAGGTGTTACTTCAGGTGCTACTGCTACAATTTTTAGAGTTAATATTTCTTTAGATTATTTACATATCGAAAGTAGAAGTGGTAATTTTCAACAAGACGAAAGACTTACAATAACAAAAGAAAATAGTACAACTTTTCAAGTTGACTTAAAAGACGATTATGGTGACAGTACAGCAAAAGCACAAACAGGTCAAGTAGGTCCTTTAATTGCAGTTGATAGTACAGATAGTACATTAGCTTCAGCAAATGTTATTAAAACAGGTGCAAATATTCAATTTGCAGGTGACTCAACTTACTATAGAGTATCTGCTGTATCAGAAACAAATACATCAAACAAACAAGCTCTTGTAAGATTAACTGCTAGTGTCACAGCTGGAAATGCTATTGAAGATAATACAGCTACAGATATTACACAAAATTTTTCAAATGTTCGATTAACAGGACATGACTTCCTAAGTATTGGTACTGGTGATATTGCAACATCAAATTATCCAGGTGGTCCATCACAGCCTGCTGACCAATCAGACGAAGTTTCAGAATTAACAGGTGGTCGTGTTTACTTTTCATCAACTGACCAAAATGGTGACTTTAGAATTGGTGACTTATTTAAAATTGAACAGGCAACTGGTGTTGCAACTCTTAACGCAGACGCATTTGACCTTTCTGGTCTAAACGAATTACAACTTGGTTCTATTGGTGCTGAGTTAGGTGCAACAATTAACGAATTTAGTACAGACGAAACATTAGGTAATGACAGTAATACTGCCATACCAACAGAAAGAGCTATAGTAGGTTATACTCAAAGAGATAACATGGGTACAGGACATTTAGTGCCACCTACAGGTACAACTGGTGAAAGACCAACAGGTGATAGTTTAAAAACTGGTGGTTTTAGATATAACTCTACACTTGTTACATGGGAGGGTTATAACGGCTCTCAATGGACAGGTTTAGGAGGTGGTAATCCTTGGGCAACATTAACTTTTGATGGTTCTACTGTAACAACAGTTGCAGCTAATGATAGAAAATTTGTAGATTGTAGTTCAGCGGCTGGTTCTATAAATTTACCAGCTTCACCATTAGTAGGCGACCAAGTTAGTATTATTGATATTGCTGGAAATGCAGACACAAACAATATTACTATAAATAGAAATGGTAAAAAAATTCAAGCATTAACAGAAAATTTAACAATTGATAAAGACCATGCTGGTATCTGTTTAGTTTATACAGGCACTACTTATGGTTGGGTATTAAGAGAATCACTATAATAGATATTAAGAGGGATAAATAGGAGTATGTCAGATTTAAGCGATTTTACAAATAAAAACACTAAATTTAGTGGTACTAAAGGTGTTAAAGTGCCTGTAGGTACAACTGCTCAAAGAGTAAATACTGAGGCGGTATTCAGATATAACGGAGACAATAATCTGATGGAGTATTACACTGGTACAGAATGGAAAGTTGTTGACGCTCCTCCTGTTGTAACTTCTATTACACCTAATAACATGCCATTAGTTCCTGATGGTGGTTCTGCTACAGACGCAATTTCTTTTGCAATTGTAGGTTCAGGTTTTGGTTCAGGCGCTACAGTTATTTTTGAACCAGTAAATGGCGGTTCAAATATTACTGCTAATACTGTAACAGTAAATAATAGTTCAAGTATTACTGCTGTTGTAAATGACCGTTCTGGTTTAACAGAAGCAAATGACCCTTACAATGTTAAGGTAACAAATGTTTCAGGTCTATCTGCTTCTCTAGGAGAAGGATTACAAGTAAACTCATCTCCAACATTTTCAGTAAGTGCAGGTTCATTAGGAAGTTTTATAGATGGTGCAAATGTTGGAACAATTGCTTGTGGTGCTTCAGATGTAGAATCAGAAACTTTAACATTTTCTATTTCTTCAGGTGCATTACCAAATGGTCTAAGTATAAACACTTCAAACGGAAATATTACAGGTACTTTAAACACAAGTGTAGGTAGTGCAACTACTCACAACTTTACAGTCAAAGTTGTTGACACAGGTGGTAACGCTGCTACAAGAGCATATAGTATTGTATCTGCTCCACCTCCTTCAGGTGGAACGGTAACTAACGCCACAATTAGTGGAACATCATATAGAATTCACACATTTACATCCGACGGACAATTTGTAACCGCAGCTGCATTATCACAAACAGACGCTTTAATGGTTGCTGGCGGAGGTTCTGCTGGTGCTAGACATGGTGGTGGTGCAGGAGCTGGTGGTGTTTTACATATCACAGGCGCAACTATAAATGCCGGTACATACGCAGCTGACTTAGGAGAGGGTGGCGGTAGAAGTCCAAACGAAACACCAGGTACAGCAGGACAAAACACTACATTCTTTGGAGAAACTGCTTTAGGTGGTGGAAGAACAAACGCATACACAGGTACTTGTTATACACAAAACGGTGGTTCAGGTGGCGGACAATCAGGAAGACATTGTAATCAAACTGGTTCTGCTACACAAGGAAATCCATCTCAATATTCAGGAACAGGTTACGGTAACGCAGGCGGAACAACTAACTCTACTTCAAGACACTTTGGTGGTGGCGGAGGCGGAGGCGGTGCAGCCGGTCAAAATGCTTCATCAAACTCAATGCAAGACTCAAATGGTGGTGCAGGTGTACAAATAAATATAGATGGTAACAACCACTATTGGGGAGGCGGCGGAGGCGGAAACGGATACTCTAACGGCCAAGGTGGACAAGCAGGATTTGGTGGTGCTGGCGGCGGTGGTGCCGGTGGTAAAACTAATGGTGGTAATGCTTCAGGTGGTGGTCAAGCTATAAATTCAGGTGCAGGAAATTCAGGTGACTCTGGCGGTGCTGCTGGTGCAAATACTGGAGGCGGCGGTGGTGCAGGTTCGCAATCAGGACCTGGTCAAGGTGGTCCAGGTGGAAGAGGTATTGTTATCGTAAAGATACCTAATTAGTAACACTTTATAAAGTGAGATATATATTATATAATGTTAAAAGTAATAGATAATTTTCTAAATAAATCATATCACAAAGAATTATTAGAGTTAATGAATAGCTGGGATTTTCCCTGGTATTATAACTCACATATTTCATACGAAACAGGCAAAGCTCCAGGTGGAGATAATAGATTTTATGAAACAGGTTTTTCTCATGTATTTTGGGATTATAGAACAGGTGGATTAAGAGAAAGTTCTTTTGCTTGGTTGTGGAAAGCTGGTTTAACTCAAATTCAAGACGCAGCTAATCAAGAAACAATAGTAAGGTCAAGAGGTGACATGACAATGTATGTTCATAAACCTTTTGAACATGACCCACATATAGATTTTAACTTTCCAAATATATCGACCATTCTTTATATAAACGATAGTAGTGGTGATACTGTTTTTTATAAAGAAAAAGTAAACAGACATGAAGATATAGCCGAAATAAAAGATTTTAATGAAGTTGATAGAGTAACACCAAAAGCAAATAGATTAGTCATGTTTGAAGGTGACTATGTTCACACAGGCAGTTCGCCACATAATCATAAAAATAGAATACTAATTAATTCAAATTTTTGTAATGGAGATATACCAAAACATGAGGGGTAATATACACAGACTACCAATTCAAACAACAATGAATGTTTATCAGGATAATTTAAGTTATTTATGGAATTTTGAAGAAATGAATAAAACACTAGAAAAAGATATTGCAGATTGTGGAGATAAACAAGACAGAAAAACAAATGTCAAAGGTCTTATGACATATTGGCAAATGCACACACAATATGATTCATTTAAAAATTTGTTAGTACATATTGTATCTCAACATTTAGAAAGTTATAAAGATTTAAGTCTTGTTAATGAAGGTAAGGTAAAAATTTATTGTCCTAGTATGTGGGGAAATGTATATGGTAAAGGTGATTATACAAAAGACCATTCACATACAGGTTCAAGATTTTCATTTACCTATTATGTAAAGGCTGAAGAAGATTGTACACCAATTGTCTTTACATGGCCAGGCAAAATGCAAATAAAACCAAAGACAGGAGATTTATTAATTTGGGATTCTGAATATGGTCACATGGTTCCTGAAGGAACCACAGACACAAAAAGAATTGTCATAGCTGGCAATTTAAATTATCACGAAGAAACGGTAACACCAGCTGAGGTAATTAATGCTTGATATAAAAGAGTTGACTTGGGAATATCATAAAAATGCTGAAAGACAAAAGTTTGTAGGTCTTATGATGTCAGGTAAAATAGATGAAAAATTATATGCAACCTATTTGTATAATCAATTACAATGTTATTCTGTATTAGAAAAATATGGTATGCATAACTCATTATTCAAAGATACACCAGGTTTATTGAGAGCTGAACATATACATTATGATTACAGGTCATTGTGGACAGATATTGGTTTACCACCAGAAATAACTCAAAGCACAAAAGACTATATCGCACATATAGAATCAATACAAGATGAAGCAATGAAATTATATGCTCACATTTATGTAAGACATATGGGTGATTTGTCAGGAGGCCAGATGATAATGAAAAAAACACCTGGTCCTAATAGATATTATAAATTTAAACATAAAGAAGTTGGTGACTATAAAAGAATTGTAAAAGAAACTATTAATACATATTTAAATGTTTATGAACATTCTGTTGTTCCTGAAGCAAGATATTGTTTTGAATCAGCAGCTAAATTATTTGGAGAAATGTATGGTCTATATGAATGATAAAGAAAAATTAAAAAATCAAGAAGATTTTATCTGGCTAAATTTAATTAAATGTAAAAATAATTTAATTGATATATTAAAAGAACATTGTATAGAGTATCAAGAACCTGGTATGGAACAATTTAATAAACCAGGTTGGACAAATCTAACATTTAAAAATCCTGGTATAAGAAGAGCTCATATAGATGTAGTTGACGCTAGAGAAACAAGAGGTCTTTGGATGTTACATTTATGTGTATTTCCATCATTATCTAATCCTGGTCCTATTTACGGATTTGATATTATTGCAGGTAAAAAGAAAGTTACAGGCGCCTTTCACGATTTCAGTCCTTTATTATTAAAAGACCACCCTTTGACAGAATGGTTTATAGAAAATACTAAATGGTATGAACCATCTAAAAAAAGAGATTTGCCTGATTGGGCAATGGCAATATTCAGTAAGGGTATGGTGGCTGCTGGTAATGTTCAAGATGAAGAAGAATTACATGATATTACTACAATGGCTAAGTACAATTTAGATTACTATTTAAAAAACATTAACGAATATCATGGTACAGCTGATGAAAAAGATGTCATAAAAGCGCAAAATTACTACTGTGAACATCAACAAAAAAATCCTCATACGCCTAAAGTCATGGAAAGATTAGGTTTACCTGAAAAAGATATAAAGTTGTTTTGTAGAGATAATCTCTTTCCTACTATATAATTATCCTTATAAATATACCAGAAAAGGTAAACAATTATGGCCATACCAGCAACAAGAGAAAATTTAAAACAATATGCTTTAAGAGCGTTAGGTAAGCCTGTCATTGAGATAAACGCAGATGACGACCAACTAGAAGATAGATTGGATGAGGCATTACAGTATTTCGCACAATACCACTATGACGGTATTCAAAGAGCATATCTAAAATATCAATACACGGATGCCGATAAGGCTAGAATGACAACTGATTCTTCCGAATCAATCACAAAGAATTCAGTCACTACAACATGGAAAGAGGGTAATAACTTTATCGTTGTACCTGAAAGTGTGATATCAGTAATCAATATATTTCCATTTTCAAACAAGTCTAATATGAATTTGTTTGATGTAAGATACCAAATGAGATTAAATGACCTGTATGATTTTTCATCAACAAGTGTTATTAACTATGATGTTGTATTACGACACCTAGACTTCCTAGACCATATCTTAGTAGGTGAGAAACCTATAAGATTTAATCAACATGACAATAGACTTTATATTGACATGGATTGGACACATGATTTACAAGTAGGTGAATATATCGTAATTGAAGCATATAGAAAAATGGACCCTACAGTACATACAGATGTATTTAATGACATATTTTTAAAAAGATATGTTACGGCATTATTTAAAAAACAATGGGGTGCTAACCTATCTAAGTTTGATGGAGTAGCAATGATTGGTGGAGTTACATTAAATGGAAGACAAATTTATTCAGAGGCTTTACAAGACATTGAAAAGTTAGAACAAGAGATTAGAAGTACCTTTGAATTAAATCCAGCAATGATGATTGGATAACAAATCATGGCAGTAAATCACTATTTCCAAGGCGGCAGAGGTATTGGTAATGACTCTGAGAAAAGGTTACACGAAGATATTATAATTGAAAGTCTAAAGATTTTTGGACAGGATATTTACTATCTACCTCGTACACTTGTCAATAGAGATTTATTTTTAGGAGAAGATACATCAAGTAGATTTGACGACTCTTATCTATTAGAAATGTACTTTGAAACAACTGAAGGATTTGCTGGTGAAAATGAAATCATCAACAAGTTTGGTTTAGAAATCAGAGATGATACAACACTTGTATTATCTAAGAGAAGATTTGAGGACCATGTTGGTAGTAAGGCAACACTAACAGCAACTGGTCGTCCTAATGAGGGTGATATAGTTTTTGTACCTTTACTAAACTCATACTTTGAAATACAATTCGTAGAAGACCAAGAGCCATTCTATCAACTTGGTAACGTACCTGTCTATAAACTAAAAGTTACTCGTTGGGAATATGCTAGTGAACAAATTAATACAGGTCAAGAATTATTAGACCAAGTAGAAGACAAATACACACTAGACCAATTACAACACAAATTAACTTTAG